TAATGTGACTGGAGTTCAGACGTGTGCTCTTCCGATCTATAATGTTTTTCGGTGGAATGTGTGATGCAGACGGCATTTATTATTACTACCTTATTGCCGTGATTGCGTTAGGCGCGTTGGTATCATTGGCGGGCTTGGCGATCATGTCGGTGGAGCTGAGCAGAGCCGAGCGGCGGAAAGCATGTTTTTACTTTATCCGCAGACGGGACAGGCTGGATGCGGATGTGGAGTTTATCGATTTGGACAAAAAAATAGCACCCTGACTGTTTTGGCGAACGCAGGTGCTATTTACCGTAGGAATACATAAGTATTTCTGCGTTTATTGTAACACTGATGTGGAGGATATGTCAATGTACGAGTATCAATGTAGGTGCTGCGGTTGCATGATGGACCCGGGCGAGGGTCGGAATGGTATGTGTGATGACTGCGTTACCGGGGAGACAGAACGGCAGCGCCGCGAGGAGAAGATGGAGCGAATGACCCGGGCAACGGAATGGACGCAGCTGGAAGTGGAGGATTTTTTGAATGAAAGCAAGGTTATGTAACAAGGATATGTGCAATCTTGTGGATGTGTTGCGGGAATTGCCGGAAACACTGGAAGGGGTCGGCATTGCGGGAATTGCCACTATTACCGTTACGGATGACGGGAGCATTAGCGGGGTGCTGGCTGTTTCGCCAGAGACAGCAGTGAGACTTAAGATCAGTGACAATGGCGACAAAGGAGAGTGGGAGTATATCGATGATTGAGATCGCGCCGGATAGACGGGATTATGAAGAGAGAGACAGCGCACAGGAGGCATGGTTGCAGCGACGCCCTGTATGTGTTTGCTGCGGTGAGCACATACAGGATGAGTCGGCACACTTGATAGGTGGAGATTATTACTGTGATCGGTGCTTGGATGATACAACGGTTTATTTTGACGATTGAGAGGTGGAAGAAATGGAAAGTACGTTATTGCAGGCGAACGAGATAAGCTGTAGGATACAGCAAATTTCAGAAAAAGGGCTCTCGTTATTGCTTTATGTCACATCGAGAGATGGTCAGAAACGCTTGGATGAGAAATACGGTCCGCTTGGATGGCAGGATAAGTATGAAGTCATCGATGGCGATTTATACTGCATTATTTCTGCTTGGGATGAAGCCAAACAGATGTGGATAGCAAAAGAGGATGTCGGAACGGCATCGTACACAGCAAAGGAAAAGGGGCGGGCTTCGGATGCATTTAAAAGAGCCTGTGTTAAGCACGGAATAGGCAGGGAACTTTATACAGCACCGTATATATGGATTAACGCGAAAGATGCGGGTATTAAGACAGACAACAATGGAAAAGCCACAACTAAGAAAAAGTTCAGTGTCAATCTTATTACATACACATCGGACAGAAAGATCGACGAATTAGAAATTGTTGATCAGGATATGAACATTGTATTTAAACAGTATGCATCACAAAAAATTGATGACATCAAATACAAAGTGCTGGTTGAAAAATTGAATGAGGCAAAAGTTACGATGGATGAGGTTGTGGAACTATTTCATGTGAACACTTTGCAGGAGATGGACATCAATCAGTGGAACAGATGCATGAGAAAATTAGAGGTAACGATTGCTTCAAAAGCTGGAAAAAAGGATGATGAGTGATGCACGCGCTTGTGGATATTAAGAAGTACCGGGAGGACAAGAATGGTACGGACCTTATGATATATGTTCCAGATATGCAGCTTGGGGACATGCTCCGAAAGAAAAGAATTCAAAATGCAGAAATCCGATTTGATGATGGGCGGCATATCTCCGCGGAGCAGCGTAAGAAAGCCTATGCAACAATCCGGGATATAGCAGACTACACCGGATATTTGCCGGAAGAAATGAAACAGATCCTGAAATATCAGCATATGATTCGCACGGGCGACGCTTATTTTAGTCTTTCTAATTGTTCGATGGACACGGCGCGGGAGTTTATCAATACGATACTCGAATTTGCTCTGGAAGAGGGAATACCGCTGTCAGAAAATGCAATAGAGCGCACGGATGATATAGGGAAGTACCTCTATTACTGCATTATGCATAAGAAGTGCGCTATATGCGGTAAAGACGGAGAAATCCATCACGAGGATGCGATCGGTATGGGGAATGACCGGCGCAGAATAGATGATTCTGGATATAAGAAAATCTGCCTTTGCCGGATGCACCACACGATGGCACATCAACTCGGAGTGAAACGTTTTCGGGAGATGTATAAGGTTTACGGCATTGTTTTGTAAAAGAGGGTTGAAACACCCGCCTGTAGGCGAAAGAAACCGATCATGCGGAGACTTATTATATCACGAACTGTCGAAGCCATGATGATACCTCCGGGGTCGTCCCGGAGGGGAAAGGGGTATATGAAAACGATAAATGATATTCCCTATGGACATGCGCGCCCATTACTGCGGCCGACAAAATCGTATGAAGATAGGGCGCTTAGAAAGAATATAGAAGATGCTAATCGGAACGGGGATTGCATTATCAATGTGGGCGCTGGCTATTACCGCCCCATCCCAGGAGATCCGGTTGATGAAAAGGAATTAAATGAGTATTTGGCACAGGAATTGCACCGCGCGAGAGCGATACAGTCGAAGCGCCTTGCTATGAAGCTGGCGTTTGAGAGGAGGAGAGAAGTTGGAGTATTTACTGGTAATCCAGGGGAGACTGGATAATTTGAACGACTTCATCCGTGCAGATAAATCCAGTAGATATAAAGGCGGAGAACTGAAAGCGAATAACGAAAGAATCGTATCTGCGTATATAGAGCAGTGTTTGCGTGGAGTTAAGATCCAGAAGCCGGTGTATATGGAATATGCATGGTTTGAAAAGAACAAGCGCCGGGATCTCGATAATATATCTTCGTTTGGGCGCAAAGTGATTCAGGATGCACTGGTCAACAAAGGAGTGCTGAAAAATGATGGATGGGAACATATTGTTGGGTTCAGCGATCGGTTTGACGTAGATACTCAAAACCCACGGATAGAGGTATTGATCCGGGAGGTGGGATGATTGGATGGCAACTACATAAAATTGAGCCGGGGGCTGTTGGAATGGGAATGGTACACGGATATCAATACCACCCGGCTGTTCATCCACATGCTGTTGAAAGCCAACTGGAAGGATGGAAATTTTAAAGGGACAACGGTTTCGCGTGGATCATTTGTCTCGTCCATCGGGAAGCTGGCGGGCGAAACTGGACTTACGGAGCGCGAAATTCGGACAGCAATTTCGCATTTGAAAAAGACAGGCGAAGTGACAAGCAAAACGACAAACAAATATACCGTATTTACAGTGGTTAAGTACGATTTATACCAGACGAGCGACAAGCAAAACGACAGTCAAGAGACAAGCAAGCGACATTCTAACGACATTCTAACGCCAACAATAGAAGAAAAGAAAGAAGGAAAGAAGGGAAGAAATACACCCCCTATATCCCCCGTGGAGCGGTTCGTGGAATTTGCTGCAGCCTACCCGAAAAAGTGTACTGGCTATCTGGCAGAATCGGAATACTGCAATGCGGTGATGGCTGGCGTACCGGAGGATGATCTGATACGGGCGGCGCGGAATTATGCGGATGCTTGCCGGCGGGACAGAACGGCGGAGCGGTATATCAAGAAAGCGGAAAACTGGCTTCGCGAGAACGTATTTATGCAGTATCTAAAAGGAGCGGGCAATGGAGCAGATGGAACAAACGCTGGAGAAAATACTACAGCGCATGAAAAATCGATCAATGAGCGGCTCGGAGAACTTGGAGACACCGGAGAATTTGAGGGATTCTGATGTGTGTCCGTTGTGCAATGGCACCGAGTGGATCTTGACCGAAAAGGACGGTATCACAACGGCGGTGGAATGTAAGTGCCGGGAGCGGGCGGCGATGTCAAGGCGGTTGCGGTTTGCAGACATACCGGAAGCATTCCGGGGGATGGATTTGAAAACCTTCCGCACGGATGTGTACCGACAGCCAGACAGCAAAAAGACGGTTACGGATGCCTGCCGGATCATAAAGGCTTACCTGGAAGATTTCGGAACTCAGAGGGAGCAGGGAATGGGGCTATTTATCTGGTCCCGCACAAAGGGCAGCGGGAAGACCCGGATTGCTGCCGGGATTGCAAATGAGTTGATGAAAAGCTATGCAGTCAAGTTCGCGGTATCGCTGACCATCTTGCAGGAGATCAAGAATACATGGCGGCGGGATGCCGAATACAGTGAGAGCCGGTTACTGGATGCGCTTAACACGGTGGATGTGCTGATTATCGATGATTTCGGCGTGGAATCCCCGGCAGCGTGGATCAACGACAAGATGTACCAGATTATCAACGAGCGGTACATCAACAAGAAAGTGACTATCTTTACGAGCAACGAATCATTGGACAGCCTGCGGTACGATGACCGGATCACCAACCGGATCAAGGAGCGGACATATCAGATTGCATTTCCGGAGGAATCGGTTCGGGACCATATCGCAGAGCGGAACCAGGAAGAGATGATTGAAAAAGTTATGAGAGGACAGGGCAATGGAGAGAAGAAAAAGAACGAGCATGTATGACCCGTACCGAGAGGATATTGTGGCAGCGCTTGAAGCAGGAAAGACGATCATCCAGATTTACAACGAGATCATATATCCGGCAATGAACGGAGCATGTGAATACAGTGGACTGGCGTACTACGTGAATAAAAATGGTCTCCGATACGTGACGGAAAATGACGGCTATGAGCCGGTACATATCTGCGCGGAGTGTGAACATTGCGGAAAAATCCAGAGAGAGCGGTTCGATCCCATGAGTTTTTGCAAGAAAGCGGAGCGGGAGATTTTGCCGGTGGTCAAGACGTCGCCGCGGTGGTGTCCGTTACGATCGAGGATACAGGGGGCGAGATAAATGCATAGAGACAGTAAGGAGCGCCGCAGGCGCATGGCGGAAATCAGTGAGAAGATGACACGCCCAAGCAAGCATGTGAGCGGCGACGTGCTTAAGAGATTCAGGGAGGTGCCGTATCAGCTGCGGTGCGGAAAGGAGCAGGGAAATGATTGAATGCATGAGAACAGTAGCGAGAAAGCCGGAGTTTGGGCGGTGGATTCCGGTAAGCGAGAGGTTGCCGGAAGATTGCGTCCCGGTCAACATTACATATGTGAATCATAATCCGGAATCTTATTACGCGAACATCAAAGATGTACCGTTTACGGCAACAGGGGTGCATTACTCGGACGCATGGTACTGGTGGTCAACGACTTGCACTGATTATCTTGCAGAATACGGCAGATGTGATGTTGATATGGTCGATACCGATGTCGAGATAATAGCCTGGATGCCACTGCCAGAGCCGTACCGGGAAAGTGAGGAAAAATAATGGATTGCGAAAAAGAATGCAAACTTGGAAAAACATATTGCTGCATGGAGTGCCCGAGCTACGATATATGCCGGGAAAAGCGCAAGAACAGAAAATTGAGTTTTGAAAAAGCCGTGAAGTGGATTGCCGTTAGCATTGCGGTTATAGCCGGAATCAAGATGACGGGATCGGCGTGGTGCCTGTGGGCGTTTGCTTTGCCGGTACTGGCAGATTAGGAGGGATAGCATGTACAACATGGATGTAACCAATAGCCTTTGTTCACTTCCGGCAACGGATTTGAACTTTACGGCAGATCTGAAACGAGCAACATCGGATCGGATTCGGCTTGCGATTGAAAAGATGCAGAAAAACGGAGGGAAGAATAAAACAAGGATTGCCGCATGTGAAAGAGAATTGAAGCGGAGAGACAGAGAACGTGGAGAATAGATATTTATTTCGCGGAAAGTAGATTGGTAACGGTCAGATGGCATTTGAGATTGTTGGTGTGAAATGAAAAAGAGAGGTGTTAGCCCCTCTTAATCCAAGTAATGTCATATCCCATAATTTCTGCTAAAGCCAGGCATTCACTGTATTTAATGGTTCCACGTGATAGTTTATTAGAAATATTTTGAGTGGTTGTTGGCTCATGTGTTTTATTATACTCAGCAACTATTTCTGTTAGAGTCATACCGCTTTTGGCAATATAGGATTTTATTTCATTACGAATATCATTACTCATAAGATACACCTCCTGTGTTTAATTATACGATATAGAATAAAAATATTCAATAGAGTGTAAAAATATTTGCTTAAGTGTTGACAATTGTTTCGCTATAGTGTATAACAAAACTATAATAAAACAAAAGACACGGAGGTAACAAGTATGTATGAAGTAATCAATGAGGAATTAGGTATCAAGGCATGTGGACTGGCTGATTTAACGGCAGAGCAGGTAAATCACTTTTTGGGGCTTTGGGAAGATGGTGCGAGAATTGGAACGCTCACGGTATTCTTTGAAAATGAGACAGGGGATTTGGTTTTGAATAAGGACAATGAGATGTATGACACATACAGAGAACTTGCAGAAATATACATGGGGGCATCGTCAGATCGTCGCGAAGAAATCTGGGAGAATTGTCCAGTGCCGCAGATGAAAGAAACAATAAGAGTAATGGAAAATTGCTTGAAATTCCGGAGAACAGAAAAGGAATTGTTCAGAGCAAGAAAAAATTATATCGCATGTGAGCCGTCTTATGCGATCTTGAGTGAAATCCGTAAAAAGTATGATTTGGCAGGAGCAGTAAGCGTAGCATTTCGATATGGCATCATGCAGGGAAAACGAATGGAGAGAGCAAAAAAGAAAAGACAATCCGTTATCGCCTAGCCAGCACACAGGATTGTCTTAAGCACAAGGAGTACCTTGTAAGCTGATTATAGGGTACTCCGAAACTAAAAGCAAGAGAAAAGGAGGAAAAATAGATGAATGATTTACAGATTTTTGAAAATAGTGAGTTTGGAACAGTAAGAACGGTAGTAGTTAATGACGAGCCGATGTTTTGCTTGTCTGATGTGTGCAAGGCATTGGAATTGACACAGCCATCAAAAGTAAAGGAAAGACTAAATGAAAAGGGTGTGAATACTATTCCTACCCTTACAGCAGGAGGAATACAGAACCTGTTATATATAAATGAATCCAACTTATACAAGACGATTTTTCAGAGTCGTAAGGACAGTGCAGAAAAATTTACCGATTGGGTCACTACAGAGGTTCTGCCGTCTATCCGCAAACATGGAGTATATGCAGTGGATGAACTACTCAATAACCCAGAACTTGCGATTAAGGCATTTACAGCTTTGAAAGAGGAGCGTGCAAAGAATAAGACATTACAAAAAGAAAATGACCGTATGCGTCCAAAAGAGGTATTCGCGGATGCAGTAGCAACTAGTCATACATCAATTCTTATTGGAGACTTGGCAAAGCTGCTGAAACAGAATGGTGTAGATATCGGACAGAAAAGATTATTTATTTGGATGCGTGATAATGGGTATTTGATTAAAAGAAAAGGTTCTGATTGGAATATGCCGACGCAGAAAAGTATGGAACTGGGATTATTTGAGGTAAAGGAAAGTACAATAAATAATCCGGATGGTTCCGTTCGGATTAATAAAACCACTAAAGTTACTGGAAAGGGACAACAGTATTTTATTAATAAATTTCTTGGGGAGGTTGCCTAGTATGGGAAAAGTTTTAAATTTTCAGCAAAAAAGTCCACTTTACTGCGCACAGGATTTACGAGAATACATCGGTTACATTATCGAAGATGTTATCTCAGATGAATATGATTGTAATGCTAAGTTAGTATTAAGAGACAAGGGAAGTAATAAAAGGGTTGTACTTGATGTTGAAAGAGCGCTGGATGGGGAGACAGTGTTTGTGCTAGAGCGGTAATAGAAAAAATGGGTTAGGTAAGTGGGAGAGTTCCAATTTACCTAGCCTAAATTTGGCTGTAAATGAATGGATAGTTACTGTCATGGTCAATACAGATAGGTACCGAGGATTTGGCAGTGAGAAAATTGAATTTGTAGTACATTGGTAATTGAATATTGACGGTTGAAGTGGTATAATTTTTTTATCTTGAAAGATAAAGGAGAA